GTAGTCTTTGTCGTTGTCAAGATATGCTGTTAGTGCTCGTTTGATATCGGTGTCACCTTTGAATGCGGTCCGAATATCCTCAACATCACTATCATTGTCCATTAAAACTTGTACCACAGTTTCTGCTGCCTCGTTGCGATCAACTGTGTTTACAAATCGCTTGAGCTCTCCCCAAATTTCTGCTGCAACTGTTTCACTCATTCTGCTTCCTCCTCGCCGGTACTTACCTCTTCCTTGATATTTCCAAAGTCTTTCATCACAGTGTCAAGACAGTTATCATCATTGCGTTCCCAACCTTTGCGGAACTTCTTGATGATTTCACCTTCGGTTGTGGTAAACACTAGACTGTTGCCTTCTTTCTTGAGCAGTCCTTTTTTCTCAATCAAATCAGTTAATCCTGAGTAAGGACTCATACCTGTTGTGTAAGGAATCTTGACTTGCACGCCTTCGAATGGTTTGGCATAGCGTGTTTTCATTACTTTGCAACCAGCACGGATGCCCATGACATCAGTAATCTTGTTGCCGTCCTCATCCTCTTTCAGTTTCATTTTCTTCATGGCCACAACAATTGAGCTGGCGTAAATGAAACCTTGACCGCCACTAATTTTGTCGTCTGGGTCAAACATATCCTGGCTTGCGTATGTGTGATTGGTACAAACCAAACCCACATTGTATGAACCAAACATGTTCACACAGTTGCGCACCAAGGCGGTGAGAGCTTTGGGTTTACGTCCTAGATCACCCTTCATTTCGCCTGCATCAAACTGGTTCACATCAGTGGGCGTTAGCAACATACCCAATGAGTCAATCACAAACATGACCTTGGGACGCTCACCATCAGGCAAGGCCTTGTAGTCACTCATGAATGTGGAGATAGTTTTAGCCACATCATCAATCATGGCCATACTCAGCTTGAGTAGTTTACTATCGCTTGTGTCAACTCCGAGTGCTTTGAGCCAATCTTCATCAAGAGCATTTTCACTGTCAATTAGCACCACAAAGATGCCTTGCTCTTGTGCGTTCTTCACAATGTTACCTGAACAGATATAACTTTTACCTGCACCCGAGTCGCCAGCAAACACAGTGACCTTGCCTAGTGGAATGCCACGGTTAAAGTCTCCTGAGATCAGGTAGTTCAAGGCATAGTTGCCTGTAGATATCCAGTCTGTAGGATCGTTAAATCCAATACTAAGACCATCAATGCTCTTAGTGATTTCCTTGCGGAACTTGCTTACGTCAAATGGTTTTCCCATGTTTATTCCTTTAGTATGCTTACTGTTTGTTTAACTTCTAAATTTCTTAACCAGATATTTTTAAGATCTAACACATTATCATAGTAGTTGTGAAAATTGCCAATTGGCAAACTATTACCCAGTGCAGGCAACTTACGCTGTTGACACCATGTTTGATATTCAGGTGGTGGTGTAACAGTATAAAATTTTTCTAACAAAATGTCAACCGCTCGTGTGGTTACAATATTAAAATTATTTGTTTCACTATCTGGCTCACTGCCAACACACCATTGATTATAAGTATCACGTCCTAAATTATCATAGTGTATGCTTATTTGGTACTTGTCTAGTGTCAGCATCTCTTCAACATCGTGTCTGCTAGGCACAAAAGTTTTGTACGTTTTGGACTCTAGTCGAACATATTTAAAATAAATTTCAACTTGATGAATCAGGTCATTGATCAAATTATAATCAATGCCGTTATGACTGCACAAATTTCCTAAATTAGGATGTTCGGAAATTTTTGAAACCCATTGTTTATGTAACAAATTAAAGTATGACTGATCTATTGACTTTTGTACTGTAAACTTTACAATTTTAACACGGTCTAAAAATTGGTTAATGATATCCAACGCAGATAGTAGATTGTCCAGTACTTGATGAATCTTTGCATAATACATCGTTGCAGTGAACAAACTAGCATCCGTGGTTACTGAATCGATCCATGTTTGAACAATTTTGTTTTTACATGGATCGATTAGCAATGTGTCACCAGTTTGATTAAAAACCAGTTTCATTCCTGGCTTATTGCTTGTTTTGACGAGCGCGGATCATGGCCAAGATGTCTTGGGCATTACCACTAGGTTTGGCTGCTGTGACTGGCGCGGCAGCAGGTGCTGGTTCTTCATCAAATGCATCTTCGGCAACAGCCGCTGCTGGAGTAGCAACTTTGAGTACTGGCTTGGCAGCAGGTGCTGGTGTGTCTTCTGCATCACCGGCTGCGGCACCACCAGGTGCAGCCACGCCAGCTGGGCGGAAGTATTGACCCCAACGCTCAGTGTCGTATGGTTGTCCATCTACTGATGCTTCAAACATCTCTTTGATGACCTTCAACTCAACATCGCCGGGACGCTTGGGCAGGAATGTGCTCAAGTCATACAAGCCGTGAGTTTCAATTGCAGCCTGTTCAGCTTCTGTGAGTGCTGATTCTTTTCTAGCCCACTTGGAACTGTTGTAGTCAGCAAAACCACCCTTTTGTGTTTTGGTGATACGGAAGTCCAAGCCACGCATCAAGTCAGTTGGCAATTCTTCCAACTCAGGATCCATCAACGCACCCTTGATTAGAGTAAACAGCTGAGGTCCAATGATGAACTTACGGATGGGATTGTCCGGAGTTTTGTCTTCGGAGATGGGATTCTCACGCACAAAACCTTGGAACAGGTATGAACGTTTCTTCCAGTACTTACGACCCATGTCTTCAAGGCTCTTGTCCTTGAACCAAGTACGAACTTCTGCCAGTACCGGGCAGGCGTCTCCCCACATTTCCACGCAGGGTACTTGTACAAATACTTGTTTTGATTCCATCTCTCCTTTGACGCCATTGAATGGCAGTCGGATCATTGCTCGTTCGACCCAGAAAAATGTGTTTTTTGTGTTACCGTCAGGTAGGAAGCGTAGTGTGGCCGATTGACCTTCTTCCATGTTCCAGTGTGGATAAATTGCTCGATCGCCTCCACCTTGGTTTGAGTTGCCTTTTGTGTCAGCTGCCTGTAGTCTTGCTCGGATTTCTGCTAAAGATGCCATAGTTTGTTTCTCCTAAAAAAGTTGCCTATGTGTTGCCTATCTAAAATTAGATCTTTGTTGCCTGTGACGCACAAACAATAAAGCGCATACACCATGTAGTATATGCGCTATTTGCCTTGGTGTCAAGTGTATTTATGTCATTTGAGCAAAGCTAATGTTTTTATTCTTGCCAATTCGTCTGACTCGTAGTAGCTGCCTGTAACGGCGCCATTGTAGTTGATTGCGTCTTGTGGTGCTTCACCAATTACTGGTGCCATGCCGCCAGCCACTGTGCCCATTTCGTACATGCCGCATTCCATTAACCCATGCTCTGGGCAGTACTCACCTTCCATGGTTGAGTTGCAAGAACCTTCTTTGGTCATTTCGCGACCTAGCATGGCACCACCGGTACCGCCTGCGGCACCACCTACCACGCCACCTATTGCCGCGCCAATTGGACTCCCGGTTGCTAATGCACCCAATGCAGATCCAGCAACTGTTCCGCCAACACCGCCTAATGTTCCACCAGCAAGTTCGCCTTTCCAACCTTCGCTTAATCCTAAATCAGCATAAAAGCGATCAGACACCCACTCATACGGATCACCATCTCTGGCTTTTTTGGTGCCATATGGCATGTCATCAAAGTAGTAGTCGTACAGTGCATGATAGAGATCATCATCCAAATCGCCGTTTTCTTTAAAGTTAGCAACTTCTTTGGTAAAACGTTTGATGATGTGATCCATGGTGTGACCAGTTGAATCTGTTAACACGCTTTCTTGAACTGGCAAGCCTGCTGATTTACGAAGTTGATTCATTGATTCAAACGTAGCTAAATTATCGCCTTCTGCCATGCCTTGCTCAGGAGCAGTGTCTTGTGCAACATCAGCAGGTTCAGCTTCAGAGCTCTGTGGTGTTTGAATTCCTAATTCAGCCAATCTAGCTTGAACATCTGAGTCATCCCAAATGTTAGCTCTTGGATTACGGTCAGCCAAGTCATTCAGGATGTCAAACAATTGATCATCTCCTATGACATCATACAGCAGTTCTGTAGCGTTGGTGGCATCTGGACCAACAATAAGTTCTCCAGTCATTAGTTGATTGAGTTTTTCCTGTGCTTCTGGAGTGTCTGGCAATGCCCAGGTGCCTTCCATGATACCGTTTACCCAGTTTTCAAAAATTTGTGCTTCTTTCATAGCGGTTCCTCGTTGTTGTATTTTGGCCAAAGTAGGTAAGGCCTGTTCAATTCTTGTGTCCAGTGTTTGTTCAATGAACATGGTGCGTAGATCTTCTACCAGTGATTCTTGTTCGCCAATGTCTGCTGGTGTCCAAGATTCAAAATAATGTATGTACCCGCGACCAGTGGCCAGGTGTTTTAAATTGCTTTGTAAGGCTTCGTAGTATTGGTTGGCGCTTTCAACCAGTTGCTGTGTGACACCTTCAAACATGCGACCTTGCTGAGCTCTGCGAAATCTTGACAGCACTGCCATCTCACCCACAGTTTCTGTGATGTGTTGTCCACGAATATCGTAGGGTCTGCCGCCTTGGCGCACATGTTCTAACATGGCTCGGCCGCCAACCAATTTGACAAATGGCAATTTGAAACGTTCGCCATCTACAGTTTCAATAAACAAACTTTCCACATAGCGATAACGTTTGTCGTTTTCGCCAATCATGCGATTGTGTTTGATTACTAGTCTTGCCTCAGTTTGCTCGCCCATGTAGCTGATTTTGCGTGTGCCATAGTAGCCTTCAAACAAACCTTCTTTGATGGCAGCCATGCCAGTCATTGTGTGTTTGAGAGCATTGATATTCTTTGGGCTAAAAGTATTGAAGTTGTGACGAGTGCTAAAATCTTTGAGTTCTTTCATGAATCCAAACCACTCATCTTTGTCTTCAGGCGCCATGCCTTTGCCAAGATTGTCACCGTAAAATAGCATTAACTCGTTTTCATCGCCGGCCACAATCACTGCGGTGCCATAGTTATTGCCGTTGGATGATACCCAATCGAACTTAAAAACTTTGCCGTCAGCAGGATCAGCTGCTTGCCCACGCTCGTCAGTGAT